TGCCCGCATTTTCTAATAGTTCACGAAACAAAAACGCCTTGTCTGTGACTTCTACCGTCTCGCTGTTGATAGTCATAGACGTACTACGCATGGCCGCTAACGTGGTATAAGTGCCGCTAATGTCGGCTTGTAGTACAAACATCGCGCCTTTTTGCTTCATGTTACTGTCGCTCCAAAAAGTTCGGCACTAACAATGTAAAAATCTAGGTTGTATTGGTCTTGTGCTATGCCAATCACCCTAAAATAATTGCCTCGATGCTCTATCCGCAATTTGTCACTTTTTTGGCTGTTTGGTACTAAAAATGATTGATTTTGACGCACTGTAAAAGTCATGCCCTGCGTGTGCTGTTCTTCGCCACGGTAAAAGCGTTCTCTTGGTGTCATGGGTTTAGCATCAGCCCAAACCTTGCCTAGCTCGACCCAATCAGACACAAAACCACCTTGGCCATCAGATACTTTCTGATTTTCAACAATGGTTAATCTGTGTCTTAATTTGCCGATGTTCATAAGTTAAAAATCCTGTACATATTCAAGATTGTTTTAACATTATCAGGCATATCATACAAACCACGATTATAAAAGCGGTATGTAATCAGGTCTAAAAGTGCTTGTTTGAGTGGTGTAAATGACTCTGTTTGTGTCTCGACATTCCATGTGATTACTAGCTCATCATTAGCATAAAATTGACTATTGAGCTTGACGCGGCCAGTTGTTCGATTGTACACAAAATCAGTATAAGCATCATCATCAATCGTAATCTCGACACTGTCAGCAAAAAAACGTGGTGAGTAAAATATGTATTGGCCTTTATCTAAGATGTATTTTGTACGCCAAACTTGAGGCCGTAATACGTTTTTAGTGTATGACTCTACCTCACGTCTGCATGAAGTAATCAAAGAGCTAATCAAGCTATCTTCATCACTGTTTTCAACTTTAGCCCATGCTTTTACATCGGCTGTCGTTATCGGTTCACTTCCCGATTCACTGATTAAAATAGACATGATTAGCCCTTTTTATGGTTAGTTAGCTTGGGTCAACTTCGCCTTGCAAACGTAAACCAAACTTAACGTATGTTGCACCTACGGACAAAGTAGAACCTGCGGCTGTAACGGCTGTTGCGCGTACATAGCGTTTAAATCCAACATAACCAATACTTGACACACCTGCGGCTGTTAAGGCTGCACTTGCTTCGGTATTGGTTAAGTCCGCATCAGCTACGGCTGTATAGTCGCTGTTGTTGTCGGATTCTTCGATTAACGGTGTTACGCTACCGTCAGTATATGCGCCAACATAAAAAATAATCTCCAAACCATCGCTGCCTTGGCGGTCAATCGCTGTGCCTGTTACATCTTCACCATCCGCAACAGCAGTTAACGCAATTGCAGTACCAACAACAATCTGACTGTGTAAGTCTTTAGTAACGCTCATCTTGTGTACTCCCGATTAAGCCTTAAATTCTACGAAGCGGACGGCTTCAGAGTTCACCACATCGCCACCTGTACGCTTGCTAAAGTACCACTTAACAAAGGTCGGAGCTGTGATGTTGTCACGAATCACGTTAATGCCGCGGCGGTCAACAATTTGATAAGCCTGATTCAAGTTACCAACAAACATCGACAAACTAGAGTTTGCAATGTCGTCCATGTGGTCAAAATCAGGCGCAACACGGATACCGCAAATTGTGCCAAATGGCGCATCTTGCAAGTTCCAGCTTGGCTGCCAAATGTAATTACCGTCAGAGTCTTTTAACTTCATCGCTGCTGCAAAAGTGAATCGATTCATACCCCAAATTGCACCAGTGCGATAAACACCACGTAAGGACATGGCCGCTTCAATGAATACATCACCGCCATTCGGAGTTGCAGCAAATGCACCATTCACACCTGTTTTAAACTTCTGCACAGTACCCCAAGCGCGGGTATTGTCGCCTGTGTATGCTGTGGCAACAGTCATTAAGCCGCGTGGCTCTAAAATACCATCACCGTTTAAGAATGCACTGCCTTCGGATTCGGCAAATGCCATAGAAGAATCGTCAATAACCAAAGATTCAATATCTAAATCAGCATCTTCAATCATTTGAGTGGTAGCAGATGGATAAGCAATCAAGTCTTTAACATCAATTTGATATTTACCAAACTGCTTGGTGGCGGTATTAGATACCGATTGACCTTGATAGCCCCACGATGCAGCATTACGGCCATTATTTACCACGCCTTCTAAGCGGCCTTTACCAATAGTTTTAACATTGGCATATTGACGCATTGGTGACATATCACGCACACGCGAAATAATACGACCAGTCATGTCGGCACTGGTTAAGTAGCCACCATCAGGATTAGTAATGGTACTAAGGGCTTTTTGCTCTGCATCATCTAAACGATGACCGCGCATCATTTTGAATAAAGCGTTTTTGGCTTCTAGCTCTAATGTGCTAATGCCTTGTTTAGCTTCGGCTTGTGCAAGCTGCGACTTTTTGACTTCTTGAATTGCTTCAATCATGCCAGCAATATCTGTCTCAATTTTAGCTTGCTTTTCTTGAGTAGATGCTAAAACTTGGCCATGCTTTTTAACTTCGGCAATGGCTTCATCTTGGCTCTTGCGAGATTGCTCAACAGCCGACAAAGTGTCGTCCATTAGCTTTTTGATTTCGATTTCGGTAGTCATTTTTGACCTCGTAATGTTTGATTAAGTTTCAATAGTGAAGCTGCTAAATTATCAAAGTTCGGCTCATCGTCTCGACTAGCCTTAATCTTGCTAATTAGTGTTTTAGCTTCAGAACGTGACAACATACAAACATCGCGCAGGTAATGCTCACAATCTCTAACGCTTTCTAGTTTACACGATTTTATATCATTGACAATAGCTTGCGGATTCATCGCAAAAGTCACAAAACTATATTCATGTACCGTTAGTTTTTTAATGACTCGCGTATTGTTATCATAACTAAAATCATCAATCGTAAATCCAATACTCAAACCATCAATAGCATTGTTTTTAATGAGTGTGCGCGTATCTCGTGCGCGTTCAATATCAAGCAACAATTCACCATCAACGCGCAAACCTTTGTCATCTTCTTGCATTGAGAATGTTTTGCCGATAGGGTTGTTCCAATCGTGCTGCCATAACACCCTTACTTTTGACGGGTCTGTTTTAGCTAGTGAGTCTTGAAAAGCACCTTTCAAAATAATGTCATTGCCTAAGTCCACGTTACCTGTCACTGCCGCGTAACCCGTGAACATTCCCTCATTCTGTGCATCAAAGTTATCATCAACTAAACTTAATGCTTTTGTATAGTTTAAACGCATCGCATCGCTCCAAAACTGTGATATATTATGTGCGACTGTGCGGTTTTCCTCTGTTTTATCGTGCCGTTACTAGCCCCATGCTTCGCCGTTTGGGGTTTTTTATTGTGTGTCGTAACCTAAAACACATCTGCAATTGATAACATTAGCAGCACTTGCTTTTGGGTCGCTTGGGTGCATCATCATCTCACCATTAACATTAAATGGTTGGCCAATATCGCGCTTTTGCCCGTCTGCGTTTTTGTGAGCGTCTCTCACTCGGCTGTCGTTTGTGCTTATCCACTCAACAACAACATCTAGCCCTTCATCTTGTGCTGCCCATTCTGCCCGCGTGTATTGTGATGTATTTGCCGCCTTGTGTGTTTCTGTTCGTGCTATCGTCATCGCTCTGCTAACCGATGCTGCGCCACCTGTCGCCCTAACAATTGCTCTGGCCACGTTTATAGGCTCTGACTTAACAGCGTCTCGTGTTGCTGTTGTCATTGTTTGAGCAATGGCCGCGCTCGCTATAGCTATCGTATTTGCTGCGATTGTCTGAGATATAACATTGGCATTTTTAGATAATATGTCAAAAATACGCTGTTCAATAAAGTTATCAAAAAGAGGTGCTTTTTTGGTTGCTTTAAGCGTAAATACCTTAAAAGCGTTTGACGCATCAAGCGAAAGGTTTTCAAGAATAACGCGCATTCTTTCAGCGTGTTGTGTTTGTACGTCAACAAACTGAGCGCGTGACTCATTGGTCAAATAAGATTGTGATAACTCTTGAGCCGTTTGCTTTAGCTCTTTTCTAACAATTCTTTGATAGCGCAATGCTATGCGGTCTTGAGTCATCAAAACAGCTCTAGCATATTTTAGCTTTTGCGCTCTTGTCATAGCTATAACATCGGGTTAATTGGCGGAATGTCTGCACCTGCCATGTCTAACGGCACTAATCCACTATTGATAAGTATCTCATCGCCACCATCTTTAGGCTCGTAACCCATCGCGGCTCTTTTTTCGTTTGTGCTGATAGATTGCAGTTTATCTAATATCTGATTACGCTCCGCACGTCTGGGCTCTAATGCTGCCACACCATCAATATCAACACACAATACATCATTCGGTTGTAGTCCGACTTTAAGGCCAAGCCACTGCGATAAAACAGCTAAAAATGAATCTAACAAAGGGATTGCCGAATCTTCGTAAAAACTTGCCCTTGCTTGTTCGTAGTTCGCATAAGTTTGACTACCATCAATGCCTAATAACTGAGTCGGCACACCCAACGCTTCACAAATGTCTTTTTTAGCCGATGTTTTACCGCCCAAAAACTCCGCGTCTCTTAAATTAAAACTAA